GACCGACGAAATGGTTACCCAAAATCGTTTTGAAGCTCTGTTTCAAGATCCCCGCAATTCCCCTAAAGGACGTGCGGATAAAAACAGAAAAGTTTCGACTCCTGGTCAGCCCGAAAGGGTTGCCAGGGTCGTTGCTTCAGCATATCGCGCGGCAGGTTACCACGTAACAGAAACTAAAAAATCTGTTATATGGCGACGTGCCGTTAAGTTTGGAGTGCTCGCAGTTGAGGACGGATCTTTCCGTGCTCACCTGAAGCACTCATGTTTCTTACTGAGAAAGTGGGCGATCGAAGGTGGTGTTGTTCCCAACACACCGTTCGACCTCCACAGCTCACAACGTAAGCCGATGACTCCCACGATAGCTTTCCAGCTATCGCGTGTATCAAGGGCGCTTCCCGGTGCGTCTAGGGAGAAGTGCGACAGTACTCTACTGTCGTACGTCACTCTGGCGTCTACTGATTCTGGTGAGTTCGTTCCCCACCCTTCTTATGAAGGGTTAGTGAACGACCTTCCCGATGTTATAAGAGGGAAGGATGGCTACCCTGGCCTGCCAGGATTGTCGTCCTCCTTCGATTCTTCGCGAGCCGATTTCGGTCAATTAGGGTGCACTGCACAACACTTTGACCCGAAAGACACGCTCACTAACGTTCTCAAAGTCCACTCTGGTGACGTCGCCAAGGCACGTCACAGTTTGGACTTTCTTCAAAAGGACTTCATTGCACGCATACCTAAAGGTGTGAATGTGATGAGGCCCGTTGCCCTGTCAGAGAGAGGGGACAAGTGTCGTATAGTCACTTGTTCCAATCCCTGGTATGTTTCCAAGGGTCACGCGGTGAGGAAGCGGCTGTTCGCAGCCATTTCCGCGATACCGCAGATCCGCCACTGTTTGGGTGCTGCACCCGACAGAATCCGTGTGGGTTCTGGTGGCTGGGTTGTCTCTTGTGACATGTCCCAAGCCACAGACACTATTAAACACAGTGCTGTGTCTTGGCTCTGCCGCTTGTTGAATATAGACGAGGACCTTGTCTTCCGTGGTTTCTTTGTTGAGACCAAGGAGGGCACTGTCCCCTACCGTTCGGGAATACCGATGGGCCTGCCTTGCAGCTGGTCCATTCTGTCGATATTCCACTATCTGTGCCTAAAGGCCGCCGGCATCCGTGATTTTGGTATCAGGGGTGACGACGCCGTTTTTGCGTGTTCGATGGAAAAGTACACCAAGTACCTCCAACTCGTTTCCGATGTTGGATTCTTGATGAACTTTAACAAAACTTTCGCCTCTCCTCTCTATGCAACCTTCTGTGAAGAATTTTACATAAGAAAAGGGGACTTTCTCGTTAAGATACCGACTCTGTCTATGAGGGTTTTCAATCCTGATAGCCCGAGTCTATCGTCTATCCAGGCATCCTTTACTCCTAACTGTTACAGTCAGGAGCGTAGGCACGCCGTCGCTAAGTTAGGAGCACCGCACCTCTTTGCTTTCGCAAAGAAGTACCGTGTCCCTCCATATGTACCGACGTATTATGGTGGCATGGGGCTTCCACCCCCCAAGTCAACATCGTGCGCCAATCTAAGGTTTACCGCTAAACTGCGGACAGCCGATACCCAGGGTATCGCGCTGCCCGCAGCCGCTATGATTGATGGGCCCACCTCTCGGCTTTGGCTGAGAAAGCTTTCTTCAATCAGGTGGACCACCTGTTCTGATTGCGAGTGTACACACTACGACCGTTTGAGGTCGCAGATGTCAATCGCACCTTTTATCTATGACGTCAAGATGGGCGAGGCTAAAGCCTTGACCGTCTCGATGACTAGGCTTGTTCGTCGCCAGGCTTCTGCCTGGGCGAAGATCAAGCCTTCATATAGTGATGGTATGCGTCCTCGTCCGTACATCAGTTTGTACGGACGGGGCGTCAAACCTGTTCAATCGGATTTACAGTCTGTTTTTGGGCACAAGCCCGCAGTCTGTAAGTCCTATCCTGTCGAAAACGAAAGGGCGCCACCTCGGTGGTACCCTTCCTTTTTCGCTATCTAACTGAGTTCAGAGGATCACTGATCGCTCTCCCTCAGCCGTTTGGCATGGACTCGACTTGTTTTAGGTATTCAAGGAAAACAAAAATAC